CCCCCCTCTGTCACCGTATGAAGATACGGTGGTGGATCTCTCTTCGTGTGGCGTTTGCAGCGCCCCATATCCTGACTGCAATATGGGTATGATTGCTATGGTGCTCGAAAGGCTATGAAGCCGAGTAAAGTTCCCCTCTAGCGAGCGAAGGGAGGTTCTCCTTTTACTAACCTCGTGCGAAGTGCACGTCGCATGGCCAAATCATAGTCATGTGTCACGTAACGATTCACCGTTGCGTGGGTCGGCAGGAGTATACCTGATGGGAACCACAAATAGGTTCAGGAAAACTGACGCACGGTACCCCTCTCATTACATTGTGAGGGACTACAATCCTGGCTCCGGTACCCCTTCGTCTACGACGGAGGTTAAAGATACCGGATATATGGCCTCAGGCAGTTATAAGCACATCTATGATGTTGCTACACCTGGCTGGGAGTATCGCGATGTGAAGAAGCGGGGTGGCGTTTATAACCATCCTATGCAACTATATCGCGAAGATCGTGGTTGTGTACCGTCTTCCTGGAGTTTCGGCCCGCACCCTTCTTGGGGCACGCGTGTCGTCCAGGGAACCTTGGCTGTGGATCTGAGCATTGCCCCAAACGGTAATGATTGGAACGCTCATTTGGGAAACATCGACAACGCTGTAGATCTGGCCCTCGTCGAAGCTTACGCTAAGATGAACTCGCCAGACGTGCTTTTCCGCGTGTGTTACGCGGAGCGCGCAAAGACTGCTGCGTTAATCGGTGAAGCCGCCACGAAAGCGGACAAGATATTTCGGAAGATGGAAATCGACCGGGATCTTGCACGTTTGCGTGGTAAGTCGGTAGTCCAGGCTCTTTCAACGGCTTGGTTAACTGCACGATTCGGCGTACGACCAACACTGGCAGACGTGGACGGCGCAGCAAAAGCCGCCGCACACGTTAAGCCTAGTGCTGGTAAACTGCTGATAGAGCGAGGTGGTACGGAGCGAGAGTTTAAAGGCTCTTACTCTGGTACCATCAACACGGTAGGTGGCGTCCTTGCCACCCGCATGGGCAGCTGGTCTGAAAAGGCCAAAATCTCTGCTGGAGTGTTTTTCTCCATCAAAGACATCTCAGACCCTGAATGGAAGGCTCACTGCTTTGGTATTGCAAGTGATGCTATTCCGGCCAGTTACTGGGAGGAGCTGCCTTATACTTGGCTTGTCGATTACTTTGTGAAGGTAGGCGACTGGCTCCAAGCCAGCACGCCGAATCCTTTCTTCGTAGTCCGTGGTGACTGGGTGACTACAGTGCGGCGCCAGCAGAACATTCATTGTCTGCCGAAAGCCACATTGCAAGTTAACACAGCCCCGGCTACCCTGTACGTCTCAGGCGGCGGCGAATATCATGAGAATATCGATATCGTCGTACGTGAGACCGATCAAGGTGTCCCGAGCCTCCCGCCGATGTCAGGGAAACCCCTGTCATTTGCACAGACCCTGGATATTGCGTCGCTGGCGGTTCAGAATTGTCTGAAATCGCTGAAGCGGCTTCGTATTTAGGTTCACCTCACTGCCCAAAGGAGGGCATTATGTCTGGTATTAAAACCATGACGATCAAGAGCGGCGCCACTATGGCACCGACCGGCGGCACGGATCTCGTGTTTGCCTCTGATGGCATCACTGTGGCGAATGGTTGTTCTCTGACCGTTCCAGCAGTGGCCAGTTTGGCCCTTCGACCGAAAGCTACGGTTAAGTATCGACCGTCAGTGATCAGCTCGGATGGATCTTTCACTAAGGACAAGAAGAGCGTGAGTTACGCTGTTCCGTTCACAACCTCCAAGGGCACTATTTCTTTCAGAAATATCCGTGTGGAGCGAGAGATTCATCCTGAGGATACGGCAGCAAATGCCCTTGATCTTAATGTGATCATGGCGCAAATTCTGACGGATTCCGAAGCAGCCAATTTCTGGGCTGCGGGCTCGCTCGATTCTTGAGTTAGCCTCTAGGGTTAATTACCCTACACTCCCCGTAAAACCATTCGAGGATTGCATCAGATGCGTAAAACTACACGCAAACGCGAGAAACCGTACTCCGTTGAAGGCTTGCTCCGTAACATTGGAGCTTGCTTGGCCAGAGACTTCCATCACCACCTGGGAGAAGACCACACAGAAAACGTCACCGAGTTGTTCTTGAACGGTGATGTGAGGTCTATCCGCACTGTGGATTGGCAAGTGGGAACGACAGATGACGCATACCGGTTTAAATGCCGGCGTCAGATGGAGAACCTACTGAAGAGATTCAGGTTCGATAAGGACTTGATGTCATCCGAAGAGTTAGAAGAGGATGCTGAACAGCAATTCCTCGATAATCAACTTCGGCTCGCTTTGATTGACTTCAGTGACCTACCTGTAACTAGTAGGCACGTGTTGTTCGTCGCTGCCGGGCATTGCCATAAGATTCTTGGCAATTATGACCTTGAAGAGCACTACGCTCTTTGCCGCAACGGGAAGAAAGCCAGTGTCGGGATACCCATGCGCGAAGCCACTGAACCGGCCCGCTATGAATTGCCGATTACCGGCTCTACGGAGCATATAGCTTGGTTCTCTGCCGTTCCAATGGCAGAGGATGAGGGGATGCGTGACTACGTGTTCTCTCTCTTCCACGAATCCGAAAAGCAGAAATCGCTTCAGGCAGAGTGGGACGTGCGGTCTGAAGAAACCCGCATGTTCAAGCCTATCTCCGAGCTGGCGTTGACCTTTGTCCCAAAGACGTTTAAGTCCTTGAGGAGCATCATGCCGAACACGACGATTGGGGCTTTCTATAGCTCAGGACTCGGGCAGGTGCTGTTTAGGCGACTGCGCGCGGCCGGCTATGATGTCCGTACCCTACAAAGGGAACACGGCCGTCTAGCTCGGATGGGCAGCATCACAGGTGAACTTGTGACTGCGGACCAAAGCTTAGCTAGTGACAACATAACATCGGAGTTACTACAGGCAATCCTCCCTTCAGCCTGGTTTAAGGCTGTTGATTTAGGTAGGGTTAAGGATATCCGTCTCCCGTCTGGTGTGAGTGTCGAACCTTTGACATTCATGACCATGGGGATTGGGTTTACTTTCGCGCTTCAGACGTTAGTCTTTCTGTGCATACTGAAAGCAATCGATGAGATATACTGTCATTCCCGGAGCGCGGTTATTAGCGTTTATGGGGATGACCTCATCTATAGTCGAGCCATGCATCCTTTTGTCCTGACGCATTTTTCGCGTTTAGGACTGAAGATCAATGTTAGCAAGACGTTTGCTGAGGGAAAGTTCAGGGAGTCCTGCGGAAGTGATTTCTTCGCAGGAGTGGACGTGCGTCCGTTCGAACCAAAGAACGAACGCGGTTCCTTCGTATCTCGTCAAGAGTACGAAGCGTTGCTCTACATCTGGACCAACGGCCTATTACGGCGTTGGGAGAGATGTGAGGTTCCTCTTACATTTGACTACCTCCTTGCCCAGTTAGCAGCGTGTACTAATGGCAGTGTTTGCCGTGTACCGTCTGACTTTCCGGATATGGCTGGCGTTAAAGTCACAACCCCTTATGACACGTTGAATATCACGTGTCCCCTCGCACCTCTTGAGCATGGCCCGCACGGTCGGATTACTTTCATGTACCTGAGGTTTATCCCAGAATACATGGAGGAACACCGGCATGCGCCCTACTTATGGAGACGATTGGGTGAAAACGGTGGGAACGATTTCGATCATTCTCGCAGTAATCATTTTAGGGTACTTCGCTCTAATAGGGTACTTCGCAACATTGAGGTATCCACAGGAGCGGGAAGTGAACACACCGACACGTTTAAGTGTGAAGGTGGAGAATGGACAAGAGGGGATCGTGCCAGACGTAAGGTACGTCCAAGCCTTAGAACCTCAGAGCCAACCACCCTCGTCGCCAAACCTGGCGGAGGGGGACGAACCATGAGGCAACAAGGCTCCACTGTGATGTGGGGCTAATCTTCTAGTCGTGAGACTTTAAGAAC